AGATATCAAAGCAAGAGCTCAGTTGTTTTATTCAGGAAGTTAATGAGTGTCAAATGGTTAATGCATTTACTCCACAAACTATAATGAATGTTGCTGTGAGGACTAAGTTAGAAAATTTGGTTGCTCGAGCAGTGCGAATTAAAAAATTTAGTGGATTAAATACTCGTGTTCAACCTGAAGCTATTAAAAGTTCAGATATTGTTATGAAATGGTCTACAATGGCAAGTAAGGTTGAATATGTATCACGAACACCACCAGTGGGAATCGCACTGGTGGGTGATAGCAAGGTTGGGAAATCTTTTTTGGCAGGACAGATCCTGGCAGGTAGTTTATTGTGTGAACTTGGTCTTGCGAGTGACATGTATGAGGCTCAACAACAAGTTTGGTCTAAGCCTACAGGCCCTGATGCTAATTTTTATGATGGGTACCGGCAACAGTTGATAGCATATATTGACGATTTTTTGAAGACCGTTGAGGCTAAGGACGCAGAGGAAGCTATAAATATGATTTCCTCAACATCCTATATTCCGAATATGGCTGCGTTGGAGGATAAGGGAACGTATTTTAAGTCAAAGTTTGTTGCTGTATCCTCTAATACTAAAGATTTTGCTTCAGTACATGGGTTAACTTATCCCGCCGCTCTTTGTACGCGATTTGAGGATCACGCGGTTTTAGTGACATCGATGTGTGATGCACCAGTTGCTAAATTTTGTGGTTTATTACATGCCCTACCGGAACCTCGTATGCGCGCTGATGTTAATGGTGCGGTTGATAAGGTGTGGACTTTTCAAAGGATTAATGTTAATAGGGGCCAGGTGGGAGATCGAGTTTCTTGGTCGACCTTCATAAGTGGTATTGCCAATGATTATAAAGATAAATCTCTTCACTATGATGGTTTTAAATCAGTACTGTGTGGTGTATGTCAAGGTAATGATTGTGGGCAGGATGTTTTCTTTGATGCGCTTGAACCGGATGGAGCATGGTACGATGAAGTATCACGCATTGTATGGAACGTACATCAGAGCATTATAAATAAGGATCTTGATAGTGATTCATGTTATACAGGTTTAACCTGGAGAGAGAGTCATTTAGATGATATTAGTCGTCTAGATCCCAAAATTACCAAATCGATGCGTTTTGATATGTACAACTGTATGGAATGGGATAAATTTACAGGATGTGGCCCTGTTGTGGCCTTGCAAGCAATTTATGCATCACTTGAGCCTACTCGTAGTTGGGCAGGAATTATCAAGTGTTGTGTTGGTATTGTTGG